AATTTCTTGATTTTGCACCAAGATATCCATAAAGGCTTCCGTTACCAAGAACACCACCAATAATAGCGTTTGTGTCTGAAAACAAAATAGGAGAGCTAACTGTAATAGTATTTGCAGTAACACTATTTGCAATTACTTGAACAACTTGAACATTGGCGTTTCCATTTGTGCCAACAAAAATATAGTTGCCGTTTGCAAAAACAGTTGACGTTACATCAGGGACATTGATCGCTGTAGTGTTTAAAGTTGTAACGATATTTTGGTTTGCTGAACTAATCGTGGTATAAGATGGATTTGAAACGTTTGAATCTTTAACGATTGTGTTACCAGTGTTAACAAAAGAACCAACGACATTTGCAAGCCTGACAACAATAGTATTTGCAAATACAACTTTTCCCACACCAGTATTACCACTATTTAATGATGTTTGAAAAACCATATCACCAACAGAAAACGGTGCTGCTGTGCCCGAAGCAATTTGATACCCGCCAGTAATATTAAGGGCCGCACTGTTCAAAAACCCATTTGACATAAAAATTTGTTCGCCAGGAGTAAACGTTCCAACAATGTCTTTAACGCCAAAATAATCAGTATTAGAATTTTTATATACTGCAGTTCCAGAAGTTGAAGAGAAATTTGCTGTATAAAGAGTGTATTTCATGCTCTCAAGAGGAACTGCTGTAAAATTTAAATCATTTGATGAAATAAACAGCGAACCAAGTTGATTGTTGTTTGTTATTTGGTTGCTGGTTGTCACATCTGTCCCACTAATAGCAGCAGTCCATACTGTATAATTTGGATTTCCAGCAACTGGAATAACAACCAAAGCAAATTGTTGATTGGTTGTCAAAACAACTGGTGTATCAAATGTAAATCGTGTTGCTACGCTTGCGTTTGCACTAGTCAAAACTGACGAAGCAGGAAGTATTTTTGAAGCGTACGGTAAACGATTAAACGTTGGAACACCATTAAGAGTTGTTCTAATTTGAAGCTCGACACCATAAGATGCATCTGAACTAGCAAAGTATAACTCAACTGCTGTTAAAAAAACAGCATCAACACCATTAGCTGGTTCTGGAACTAAAAACGTTTGTGCAATAGGTTTCATTTTTTACTTTTCTCTCAAATTTACTTTTATTTATCTACTTAATTATTGATCGCTATTAATTGCTACTGTCCCCGCCTCTGCCGGCAGCACCAAATCCACCACTATCGCCTTGTGGGCCTCTATTATCTTGATATTGTGAAGAACTGACTTCTGGAATAACTGCTGGGGGTGGCGCAGCAATAATTTGATCGTAGGAAATTGCAGTAGTTGTAATTTGTTGAACAGAATTATTTTGTGTAACTTCTTGTGCTTGTATAACAGGACTTCTTACTTGAAGATCAAGCTGACTTTGTTGAATTGAAATTGGGTTTGCATAGTAAGTAGCCGTTGCTTGTGTAGTATAAGCAGAAGCGCCCGTAACTAGATTTGAAATATCTGTCAATTTAAATTCAATTTGCCCTGCATTGAATTTAGAATCTGGAATTAAAAATACACCATATACAGTTCCTGTTGAATCAGCACGAAGAGTCCCACCCCAGTTATTCAAAGTATACTTATATAGATTACCAGCAGAGTCTTTATAAAGAGGAGTTTGTGTATCACTCGAAAGTCTTACTGGACCAGTTGTGGTATATGATCCAGAATAGAGGGTTACAGGCATACAATAATTTGAAACAGGAACATTATTAAAATACGCATAAAGAGGAGTATTTGGTTTCATTCCAACAGATTTAAACAATACAGCAGTAGATTTAATATAAGGAAGAATGCTTACATTTGTTACAACATTTCCAAGATTTACGCTAGTGGTTGCATCAGTTGAAACCAAATTTACACCATTTCTTGAGACGTTTTGTGTAGAAGTGGTCGTGACTTGATTTTGAAAGTTATTAGTGATTGAACCGTCTGCATTTGTGGTAGAACCAGTTTGTGATGTTGTGCTTGAACTTTGTGTGGTTGCTGAACCAATATTAGTCCAGTTGCCCCATGAAGTTCCGATAGCAGTGCCAAGATATTTTGATAGATTAGCCCAATTGGCGTTTAAATCTAAATTACTAATAACATCGGGAGATTGTGTAATATCTGGGCTTACAGTTCCTGGAGGATCAAGAGTAAGAGTGCCAGTATAGTTGTAAATATTGCCTTCAATACAATTTCTGAATTTAGAAGCATACTGTTGAGTTTGATAGGCTACTGATGTAAATGGTAAAGAAACCATATCGCCTGTTTTTACAGTGTTAGTCGAGGCAGTTGAATCGTAATACATTCCAACTTTTATTTGTGAGAAAAATGGTCTGGCTTCTGACCTTACACTATCGATAGCAATTTTAAATGCTGGATTTTGGGTATTACCGATTGTAAAATCGTGGAAAGGATCAACAAGAATACCATTTTGGAATCGATTTTGGCCAGTAACAGAGCTTCTTACAAGAAGATTGCTTGCTGCTTGTTCAGTCAAACTCAAAGAAGTATAATATTCAAGGCGACTAATTCTGCTGTCAATTTTACCAATATCAGCCATAGTGTAACGTTTAGTTTGCTGGATAGTCATTTGAACAGCATAATCATATCTGCTGTATGCTGCAGCATCAGATGATGTTAGTGAAGGATAAGCAGGAATACTAGCAATCCCAATAGTCATAGTCCCTGGAATTTCACGAGGTGGAACTGGATTGTTTGCAGCAACGCCTTCAGTGATCAAAATATCACCAGAAGTTGTCAAAGCAATTCTATCTTGACGAGGAAGGTAATGCTGAATAGTTGCTTGATAGTTGCTATCGGGCGATGGTAAATATTGTTGGAAAACAGTAGAAATTGTAAGAGTGCTTGAAGGGTTTACCGTGGCTGTTCCAGTTGTAGTAGCTGTGGCATTTGCGGTATTTGCAGCATATGGTCTAAAGTCAACTGAATCTCTTAGATCACTGCTTGTCCCAGTATTTCTAGAAATATAAAGAGGAATTTGTGCTGTTTGAATGGCATTAGTGTTTGCTGTATTCGCATCATCAATTGGATAAGAACCTGCGTTAAAAAACCCACGTCCTTGAGATGCATCAATAGTAAAATTATCAAGAGAAATAAGAATACTAGCATCTTTCGAAGCAAGTGGAACTGATGAAGAAATTGTTGCCAAACCGTAGTATGAATCTCTTTGACCGTTATCAAGTAAAAACTGAGATTTTACATCGGTTTTCGTTGCAAAAGTATTTGCCCCAGTAGCATCGATGTAAATACTATTGATTCTGTATACGTCTGGAATGCCAAGACACCATGGACCAGTTACACCACTACCATTTGTATTTGCTTGAATATTAACAAGCGTTGCTCTGTTAATTATTTTTTTAACTGCACTTACAGCATTAGTCGCAGAAGCGCGAAGAATATCATAAAATACAGAACATGAAAGAGAAGAGCTTGGATATTCGTAAGAACCAAAAGTAAATGTTACTGATGAAGAAGTTGCTGCAATAGTTCTATTTGTATAGTTAGCAAAATTTAAAGGAACGCCAGCAGGATAAGATTTTTGGAAAGTATTTGCCAATAAACTTGTAGCGAAGCTACTGTCTACAGTCATTGTAGTGCTGCTACTGATGCTCGTAATTCTGCGCGTTTCACCAGTTCCAACAGCGAGTATGTAGTCGCCTACGTTCCACTGAGTAGTAAATGCAGTAGAAGTTCCTGTAACATTTGCCCCGCTGCTCGCAATTGATCCTGAGAAATTGCTAGTAGTGCCGTTTGCAAGAGGAATTACAGAATAGTAATTAACTAATGCAGTTGAAAGAGGACTGCCAGTATAGTAAAAAGTTTCAGCACCAGACCCAACCAAAGTTGGAACGCTTACAGACAAAACACCACCAGTTGTAAACGAAGCAGTCGATTTTGCTCTTCTGACATATTGCTGCCCGCTGAATGAAGTAGCATTTGCCACAAGAGCTTTTTGACCAAACGTTTCGATCATAATTTCAGTAACTGGGCTTTGAATTTGTGCTTCTAGAATAGAAGATGTTGTAGAATTAACTGAAAGGATAATATCGGCAATGCCAAGAACGCTAGTAGAAGTTTTATTGACTATGCTTCGAACTTGACTGAAATTAAACCCAGGAAGCATTACGATATTAAACAGATATATTCTATAAACTGCATCAGAACCTGGAGTTCCAGAAGTATAGGCAGCGCCTCGACAATAAGCAGTTCCTATTTTAGTCCCATCATTAACGCCGACGTTTAAAAAGTTTCTGTTTGTAATTGCTGTTTTAGCAACAGAATGTAGCTCGATTTGAGCAATTGTATCGTTTCCAAATTCACCAACACGTTGGTTTACATTAACATAATGACCAAAGTTTGCAGTTACGTTTTGCGAACCAATTGATGCAATATCTGTTCCTCTGCGTATAGTAGCAGTATTATTGTTAATAAATTCTACTCTATAGCCTTTTACATAACCAATACCAGGAGAAGAAATAAGATTTAAAAAAGCAGAGTTTGCTACTGGAAAAACAGTTCCGTTGTATGTGTATGACTCCGTTGAACTTTTATTAGCAACAGAAAGCGTAAAGGGGTTTACGACATAATCGCCGTTTGTTTCATAAGTTCTGAGAGCTAATTCTTTACCAATCGAAACCAGTTGAATATTGTTCTTAATTGTAACTGGAAGACCATTTTTAAAATCTGCTAATGAGAAAAAAGAAGAAGTATTAGCAGTGCTAGTTGTTTTAGCAACAAGGTTTGGAACAATTTTTAAGCGATAAGCGCCAGGAGCATTTTGGTTTGGAGAACCAGCAGCGTTATCATAAAGAGAAGAATCGATATTCTGTGTAATGACTGATTCATCAGCTTGAAAACCAACTGAAATATTATCAGGAGTGTTGCTATAGCTAGAAACAACAAGAGTTTGTGGGGGAACTCTAAGGAAATACCCTTTTTTGAAAATAACACCTTCAGTTGTTGAGAAAGCATAACCATATCCAGTTGTTGGATATGAAATACCTCCTATGATTGTATTGGCAACCACCACATTACCAACTGAAACAGAATTATTTGTTAAAACAAGAGCTTCAGCATCTGAATACGCAGTTTGAAGAGAACCGTTTGGAAAGGTAACTGAATTTGTATATTTCACAAACAAAGTATTTAAATTCGGTGTTTGTGATACAAGACCAGGGAGCGTATTAACAACAATCGCAGTCAACCCATTGACACCAGTAACCGTGGAGCCAACAAAAGTTGAAATACTTGATATTAAAGAATTATTAGAAAATGTGTCACCAATTTTTACATAACTATATCTGTTATCGAATGTAAAGGAACATCCCTCAATTACAGAACCTTCTTTATAAACACTCCGACCAAATTTGTTTATTTGGTCTTGCTGTATCGTTTGCATTGCATTAAGTTCGCGGACCTGCACTGCTGTTGCTGGGCGATAAAGAACTTGGTAATAATTTTTTGCTTGATCGAAATCGTTGTAATATGGCGAAACCGATAGGTCTGTTTGAAGAGGCATTACATTTCCTTTAGAATTTGATCACAAGATTAAATTGTTCTTTAGAAGTAGGAGATTTAGAAACGGGAGATAAATTTTCTGTATATAAAACTCTTCCACTGCCTCTGATAAGATCAGGATATTTAGCTATAGAACAAACACCCGTTGCCTGTGAAGTTAGCCCAGTAATTTTATCAGTTGCATTGTTAGTAAAATTATTTCCATTAACATCAGAAAGCGATAATACTGGATACGAGGTGCTAACAGTCGCAGAAACGCTGCCGTTACTTATACTTGTAAAAACTGTTCCAGTCAAAGATGTTAGTTTTAAATAAGTATTATTTGCAAAAAACACTACTCCCGTAGCACCAAGTGTGTCAACGACGATATTCCCATTTGAAAATGTTCCACCTGTTAACCCAGTAATAACTAAGTCTTTATCTCTTATTGTTGATATAATTTTACCAGTAGCACCACTATTTGTTTGTTGAACATATTCAAACGTAGTAAAAGCTTTATTGTTTGAAGAAAGAGTAAGTCTAGCAATTTGACTAAAAGTATTACCGAAATTTAATGAACTATCGATAGTATTATTTGAAGTAAAAATAGAAACAACGTTAGCATAAGCATTAACAGTTTTATCGACAAGCACATCATTTGCTGTAAAAACGCCTTGAACATTTGTAAGATTTATTTGTGTGCTGTTCAATATTTGATTAATAGTAGCTGTTGCCCCACCAGTGCTTTCAGAAACAACTTCAAGAGGACCAGAAGCAGTGAATGTTGAATTTACTATAGAATATATTCCAGAAGATACTGCGGTGCCAATCCCATACATTTGATTATTGCCAGTATATGTATTTAAACTGGTAGTACTATTTGTAGTCCAAACACCCTTTACATTTTTTAATTCTGCATAGGTTCCAGTTGTATTTGTTACATATCCAACAAAAGTTCCAGAAGCATTCGAATTTAACCCAATAGATGAATTATTTGTGTTAATAATAGTGTCACCAGTATTGAATGGAATAGTATAAGAAGTTAATATTCTTACTCTATCAAAAGAGTTTAGATTTACTGTCACATCTTTAAATAGTGGATTTTCTAAAATACCAATTCTTCGAAGAGAAACTTGGGTTGGAAAAGTGTTATCAAAAGATGTTGAAATACCAACATATCTTGCTCCAAGCTCTGTTATAGCATCATAACCGTGGCCAGCTACAGGAGAAATAATTGGCTGAACGTTTGCGTTGATACCATAAAGAGGATTTGTAGTAATAGAAGCATTTGCTCTTGTATAGTTTTTACCAGCATTTATAACGACGATATTTGAAACAGTATTACCAGAACTTACTGAGTTATTGACGACACAATATCCCTGAAACCCAGTTCCATCACCGCTTACCGTTACTGTTGGAGAAATGATATATTCAGTTGTGCTGTTTGGGAGTGTATAAACAGACAAAGCATTCGGACTGGGAGAAAGAGCAACAGAACCATTATAAAATGTGATAGGCAAACCAGTAGTAAAACTGCCTACAACATTAGAAACAGTGAGATTGTATGGAGTTGTAATAACACCAATCAAAGCCCGTAAATTTGAAGAGTCGCCTTTAATATAATTTCCTGCGACCCAAGTACCTGTGGTTGTTGATAACGTAACTGCAGAAGAATTTGCGTATGCAACCAATGCTGTTGCACCAAGATTGTTGTTAGAAACATCAACCATGTTAACTTTTTCGCCTACAGTAAAAGTTTGGCTTGTATTTGATAAAGAAGAAATACCAAAAGCAACACTATACCCATTGTAGTCAACTACTGTTGCAGTTGTCGAAGTTGTTATAATAGAAGATGGCGCAGCAGCATATGGCATATTAAAGTTGTTTGCGTAGGAGGACGAACCAGCAAGCGTCTGGTCCCATGGAATATCAACTTGAATTTGTGTATTACTAATTAAAGCTGTTACTCTTCTAATATTTTTTATATTATTTGCTATAGTATTAGTAGAGGTATTGGATAAACGAATATAATCACCGATTGCATATCCAGAATATCCAGTACAATTTAAAACATGTTGGAAAAAATGATCGCCAGTAGCTGAACCTGCTGAAATAGTAAGAGGCGTGCCGCCCGAAGATGCTGCAAGTTGAAAAGACAATGACGCCGGAACAGTATTGATAATATAATAAGTAGAATTATTTGATAACCCTGTAATAGCAGCACTGCCTGTTGGAGTTGAATATTGAACAATCGTGCCATTAGTATATCTGTATAAAGAAATAAATGATACATATACTGTGCTTGAGGCGACTAACTGTGCATTGGCTACAGCACCAACACCCCAACCAAACACAGTATTAGTGTTAATAACAGCTTGAACTTGACCGTTTTTTTGAATGCCTGTTATTGGAGTGGTGGTGCTTCCATATTTTTGTGTTACTACTACTGGATAATTTAAAGAAAATGGTGTTCCCGTGCCTCTGATAGCATATGCATTAGATGAAACCCCAGAAACAACATTCCCAGAAATTATTGTTCCAGAAGCGCCAGTATAAGTTTGTTGGATTACGTCGCCAACATTGAAAGACCCAACAACGTTACCTAATGTCAAATTATCATAAGTTTGTGCAACTGTACTACCGACCCCAACATTTAAAACGTTTCTTGAATATTCGATGTGAGCATAAACGTTTAATGCAGAATCAAGAGTTGCGGTTTTTGTTGGTCCATTATAGGAAACAATTTTCTTTAACTGCCCAGAACCAAACCCTGATTTAAGATAAATTGAGGAACCAGCGTAGTAATCATTTGTAGTATTTGAAGTGCTTGCTAAAACAACGTTTTTATTATCGACCAAATATTGTAGATAGTTATTTTCGTAAATATTATAACCAGAACCGGAATTTGTCACAACAAAAGAATCGATTGTTCCTGGAACTGCATTACTAGATACACTGGCATTAGTTACAGCAGGAATATAATTTGTTGTTGTAAAATTTGCATATGCTGCATCACCAACAGTATACATATATTTCCAAATATAACCGTCAGCAGTTTGAAACGTTCCACTTGCAGTTGTCAATGTAGGTTTGATTGTTGATTTTGCGCCATTGTTATTATTAATTACTTTAAAAACTTGTTTACTTGAATTGATAACAAAAAAGTTTTTATCAAATAGAGCAGAATCGTTTTGATCGTATCTTGCATATACTGTTTGTCCAGTAGTGTCCCAATCATATCGAGGAACCATATAAGAGATGTCAGATGCTTTGATTAATCTACCAAACAAAAGATCGTCATAAACAAATTGGTCAATTTGTGCAGTTGAGTTATTTGCCGCTACAACAGCGCTTTCATCATTTGATCCGCTGGTATTTACCCAAGAATCTGGCTTTGCTGCATAAACATAATAAGAGTTTTTTGTATTAGTAACGTTACTAATAAAAGATGTAGCAAGATCGACATAATGTTTAGTCGTTAAAACTGCCATATTAAAAGTGCCTACGAAATCGGTTGTTGGATACTAGAACTTGCCACTGCGCCTTGGCTATTTGCAAATTCCGTTTTTAATCTAAATTTACCAAATAAAGCAATACCGCTTGGATGGATTAAATCTCTTACTAATTTTTCATATGTATTTATCATTCTTGAAGCAATAATTTGATAAGAAAAATCTTGATAAAAATAACTATCTTGAAGATAATTTAAATCGCTGACAAAACTTTTATTGTCTTTCCAATAACCATTTTCAATACCGTTTGTATCAACAAAAGCAATGCCAGTAGCTACTGATTGGTTTAAAGTATTTGTAGATTGAATATTTACGCTCAATCCAGGTAAAAACCCAAATCCAGAATCTGTTACTTTTATTGCTGAAATAACATTATTTGACGAAGAAGCGGTTGCAGTAACAACAGCATCAGAGCCTTGAATACCACCAAAACCATCCGCTCTGTTTAGCTGTGTCATATAAGGATCAGTAATCGTAACAACAGGATTTTGAATATAACCAGCGCCAGGAGATATATTTGAAAGATAAGCTATACTTCCAACAGTTAAAGTAGTATATGTAAAGCTGGTGCCAATAATACTATCCAAATTATAACCATTTAAACTGTTGTTGCCAGCAGCCGTATTTACCCAAGAAGTTAATCTTGAAACTGAAGCGATATTAGCAGAATAAGTACTAGTATTTGTAATTTTTGCTGATGGAATAAAATAACCTGATACGTTATTACAAGTTATTGTGGATGAAGTAACAGAATTTACGGTTCCTGTAGCGGTTTTAGTTGCTTTTGGCCAAACAGTATTAATCAGAATAGAACCACCACTAGTGGCATTTAATATTGTTCCTGACTTCAAATTAATATTGCTAAGATTTGCGTCAGAAATATTATTTGATGTCAACCAAATTGAGCTACCTTCTGAGCGATAAACATATAAACCAGAAATAGTATATGTGGTGTTTGCAAGAGTATCACCAACTAAAACAGTGCCACTGTTTAAATATGTGCAGTCTAAAACAACAACATTTGCTGACATCGAAACTGCTGAACCAAGAGGAATTGTGATTGGACTTACTGAAACAGAAACTGTAAAACTATTATTAGCAGGCTCTTCTACAATTGTGTTATAGTATGGAGAAATTGTATCAGTTATATCTACCGAAATGGTTTGAGTGTTTATTAAACCACCTACAGAAAATGATGCTGGGGAAGACACAAAAGAACCACCGCCAGTAACACTCACGGTTGCATTTGTTGTATAACCATACCCACCATTTTGTAAATTAAATGTAACAGTCCCAGATTGATTATATGTAGAAAGAACAGTTCCTCTTGCTGATGATCCAGAAGCAGTGATATTAACTTTATCACCAATACTAAATCCTGCTCCACCATTTACTACAGGAACTGCAGTCAAAGAACCTGTTATTTTTGGATATGGATTTAAGACAACATTTTTACATTGTATTTGTTGACCATATTTTAAAACACCAGTCACTTCAACAATATATAAAATATTAATTAATCTACCATCAATATTTTTTTGTATAGCAGATTCAACTACTGCAGAACCAGTTGATGTTGTAATAAATTGACCAACCAAAGAATTTGCTTGGTTTCCGTTATCAATTTCAATATAAGTTGGAACATTCCATGTCCCATCAGATAATTTTAAAACATAATCACGAGGGTAATAAAGCTCTACGCTTTCATTAAATAACAAACGAAACAAAAGATCATAAGAGCGCGCACTACCTTTTGAACGATAAAGATTTAAAATATGTTTTATTAAAAACCTTTTATCTGCTAGTGCTGACTCCGGTAATGAATTTATATACGAGTTTTTAAAATGAATCAAAAACTGATCCATAGTCTGATCGATATCAGCATAATCAAGAAGTGATCTAGATTGGTATACTACGTTTACGTCATCTGATTTATATGTAACATTATTGGAAGTATATGTAATACCATTTTTTTGCTCGAGCCATTCATAATATGCTTGAACAAACGCAATGAAATTTGGTCCCTCTTGATTATAAAAAGCGGGAAACTGAGAAGCGATAAATGGGGATATGAATTTATTGATTTGTGTATCAATCATTATAGAGTCTTCACTGAAATATTGATTCCATTTGCTGTATCAATTAATAGTATGTCATTTTTATAACTTTTTACGTTTTCATTCGTGGGAGTTGCATACATTATTACACCCCCAGCACCAAGATAATCAGTGATGATAAATGGACTTAATGTCACTGTACCAGCAGTATAATCAACAGTTCCTCCAGGGGAGTAAACATATTGGCCTGGAACAGTTATATCAGTCAAATAAATCAGATTTGAAAGCGAACTGGCAATCAAACCAGAATTTGATTGTGATATTGCAATATTATTGGCATTTGGGTTATAATCTGTATATTGATAGGTTCTGCCGTTGCTTAAAAAAGAACTAGAATATACTGAACCGACATTGATTGGATTTCTATAATTTATTGTAGTATATGTTGTAGTATTGAGCGCAGGTTGAATAATTTTTTTCATTGTAACGGATGTTTCATTGGAGAATATCGAAACATTTGTGTTACTGATAGCAGAAAGAAAATCAGAAAATCTAAATTCAGTATCAAAATCATTTAAATTTGTATTTGAATATTTAACAATTGTATCAGAAACTAAAGATTGCATACCAGCGACTGTTAATGTTGTTGCTGACGAGTTATACTTTACTAGTGATGTTACATTGAGGTATAGATAATCAGGATCAATGACCACTGGTGTTATACCCAAAACGTTTCTTGTTGAAAGGAATGTAGCAATTTGATTTTTTTCAGCGTTAGTAAGATTAAAACCAGAATAGGCAGCAGTGGAAATAAACACCTGGCCATAAGAAACAGTATTAGCTAGTTCACCACCAAAAACGTGAGCGTTTTTAATATCAGGGAAGTTTTGAACAATTAAATTAATATAATCATTTACGGTGACTGCTCGTTCTTGAGTTTGGTATGAACGTGGAGCGTTATAACGAATCGAATCTAAACTTTCTGTATTTGCTCCACCAAAAGAATTGCTCGCAACGACTATGCTTGGAACAACTCCAAGATTATCATTAAGGGTAAAATTGGTTGAACCATTGCCTTCTGAACCAGAAGTTATTCTATAGTTACAAATAATTGTAGAGCCGTTTAAAGGAGCGCGACCAAAAATACCATCACCAAACACCACTTCATATTTTAAATTTTGCGCTGCTTGAATAAAAAACACATTAGATGTATTTGATAAGCCATATAAACTTGTAGATTTTGCAAATAATATTGTGTTTGTATTTTGGTTTTCTATTACAGTTACTGATAAACTACTTGTATCAATTTTTGCATTCGATAAAATAAATCTTTGATTTTGAATACTGTTATCCACTGTAAAGGTATCAAAAACGTTTGAACCTTCATATACACTAAAGTTATTTGCAATGAAATATCCGTTAGTTGGATAAAGAACAGTTGCTTGTGGAGAAACAAAGTTATAGCTGTTGTTTGAGTTTTTGCCAGTAAAGCTGGTACCAGCTGGAATAGTGAAAACGCTAACGCCAGTCTGTTGCACAAAACTTAAATTCAAAACAGCTTGAGAAGAAACATAAGATCTTGGCGTATAATTTAATTCTTTTGCTTTTGAAACAATGCTCGAGGATAACTGGGCAGAATCAAGAAACGATTCTGAAATTGCCATATTAAGATAAAAAGATTGTTGAAATGTATTATATGATAAAATATCTAGTAAAACAGAAATATTTGATCCATCAAAATTATAATCTGAAAATTTACTTTGATTTTTAAGATAAGATTTTAAATTAGCTTTGATAGTATCAAAATCTAATGAAGTTAAACTAATTGAATTATTTGCCATTTTTTATCTTACTCTCTGAAGTATCAGATTTATAGTTTGGATAGTAGTAGTATTTATAATAGAAAAAACGATATTTACTGCAACGCTATTTTGATCTATGTTTGGATTTATAGTAATACCAATTAAATTTATTCTCGGTTCGTTTTGCGTAATTGTCGTTGTTATATAATATTTTAAATCTGTTTGTGCAATAATATCATTTGGTTCGAATAATACTCTGTTTACAAAAGAGCCAATTGTTGGTTGAAAAAATCTTTCTCCATAATCCGTAAAAATAAGATTTTTTAAAGACTGTTTAATAGAGGCATCATTTGTTGTTTTTGAAACATCACCAGTAATTGGATGCGCAAAAAAACCATCAAAAAAATCAGAATATGATATTGGCGTTTGTTTAAGCTGAGTATATTGGTCCGCTCTGGTGGACATATTTGTATTCCCATTTTAATTTATATTTAGCGTTTAATTTAAAAATTTATTAATATGTTACTACGCCAACAGAATTAGTCCCAATATTTGATACTTTTGTTGTTACGCGAGTATATGAATTACCCTGAACATTCCATCCAGAAGTTCCTGTAAGATTTACACCAGTCGCAAGTTGAAAAAATACATTTCCGATAACTATAGCGGCTTCGTTGCTGGCACCTACGTAAATACCAGTAGAACCCACTGGGGTTGCTGAAGAAGCAGTAAAAATATTATTTACAATACTATGTTGAGCACCAGTAGAATTTATAAACAGACCAGTGTTATTATCTGGCACGTAGATTAAATTATTAGATAATATAATTGAAGCAATAGGAGAATTTATAGAAATTTGATTGCCTGTCGTATTAAACTGACTTCCTGAAATAGCAAGCTGTGCAGGGCCTGTTATACTAGGTGGTATATAAACTCCAGTTATACCATTTGTAAAATTACATTGCGAAATAGAAACGCCTTGTACGTAGTTTCCATAAACAATACCAATTCCTAATTTAAAAAAACCACACATGGAAAAATTATGCACAATAGAAAAATAAGGATTAATCGCACCATTACCGCTAATATCTACACCAGCACCAAGCGCCCCATAACTTCCATAAATTAAAAGCCCAAGATAGTTAACAAAAGAAGGGCCATTAATACGAAGAGCAATTCCCCAATAATATGAACTTGAGCCACCATCGGAGCCTTTAAAAGTAAGACGCTCAAAATCATTTTGCATAACAACACCCTCAAGCATAGAGTTATTATAAGTGAGGCCGTAATATGTCCCAGCAACATTTGTAGTAAATGTCATATCCATGACATGAACAGAATGTGAGTCCTTTTGTGCTTGAATAGTCCAACCATTACAGTTTTGACAAGCGATAGTAGTAACGTCTTGACCACAACCCACAATTGAAATAGAATAATTACTTGTATTTGGTATGGTAAGCGTAACAGCACTAGTAAATTTATAAATTCCTGCCGGAAAATATATTTTACCTCCAGTCGAAGATAAGGCTGCAAAAGCAGCACTCAAAGCTGCCGAATTATTGGTTGTTCCACTATTGTCACCGCCATAATCCAAAATATTAATACCACCATCAGCAAAACGATTAGATAAAGATCGTGCTGTGCCGCCACCAGTGGCTATGGTTGTCGCACCGCTGATTGTGCCTGAGCCACCAGTAGAGTAATTTGCGGCTACATATGACAATGCATTTGAATAAGCAGTAGCAGCATTGGCAGTTATA